TTATTACGTCTAGGCAATCTCCAATGATGTGATTCGGGCTGTTGTCGTCAGACGGAAGCAGGTCACACGATGTAACGTCATGCCCTAAGGATCGAAACGCCTCGCGTACTTTTCCGCTGTACTCGCAAGCCACTAAAATTCTCACTGTTTTTTCTCCTTGCTGTCCTGCTTGTTTGTCTGTGTTGATGGTTTTAATATTTAAACACAAGTGGGGAGGGTGCAAGCAAAAAGTGCTTAGTAGTGCTTAGTAAATTCTACTATGCACGAATAAAAATCATTCGTATTTTAAGGTATTGTTTTATATATATATTATTACCAGATATATGTAGAGCTTAGTGCTTAGAGAGGATAGTAGAGACAAAAAAAAGACCTCTAAAAAGTTGCCTTTTTAAAAGTCTTTCTCTGTAATCTTACTAAGCACTATCCACCATGTTAACTTCTTGATTTCTTTAGGTTTAGTGCTTAGTAAAAGCCTACTATCCACTCACTATCCACACTAAGCACTCGCCTTAAAACCCCTTGATAACCAACACAGTACAGCGTTTTCACTTTGGTGCAAAGTACCTAACCACTTTCTTTTTGCTGTAAGGATGAACAGACTCTTCAGCCCTTAGCATTCCCTTTTCCGACATCTTTAAAAGCAACTCCTCAAGCTGCTTTTTAGGCGTCCCGCGCATTCTGTTAGACAAAACGCCCAGAGTTTCGCCGTGGTCACTGTCTACAAGTGACAAAACCTTAGCCGCCAGGCCGTCAGATTCTGCTGGTTTTTCGCAGGAATAGGCCAGCTTGATCTTCCTATCCACATCCTTCATGGCCAAAGCGAACGCCCACTTAACATGCTCAGTGGTTCTTATGCCGCCAGGCAGTGCCAGAATCAAAGACACCTTGGCCGCAAGCTCATAGCCGCGCCTGGGTATCGCCTCCAAACCTGTGTTGCCCTTGTGTTCTTCAGCAAGCGCGTGGAATGTTTCGTACACCTTCTCTAAGAGATCCACGGCTTCCGGCTCAGTAGGTACAACGGTTTTTGATCCTGTAAAGCCAACGCGCCCGCCAGTATCCAAAACGTCAAACACGCCCGGCGCGTAAAGGTTGCGTATGGAGTTTTCCAGCGCCTCGCTCATGGCTTGCTTTTTAAACTTCTTTTTGCGCTTCGGATTTGTTTCTAGGTCATCAAAGATCATGGCCCGCGCCATAAAGCCGTTTGTGGCCTGCTCAAAGCTCATGGATTCGTTAAAGGTGACTGGCGTGGTGTAACCCAAAATGGTCAAGTAGGGGCTATCTAAGCCGTCGTCAATCTTATCTAGCGATTCCCTGTGCTGTTCGCGTAACTCTTCCAGCTTGCCAAGCTTCAAGTCATGGCTGCTGTCTTTAGGAAGGTCGTTTATTTTCTTTTCAACCTTGGCTAAGTCGCGCCCAATGGTTTCCCGGATCTCTTCTTTAAGGTCGCCAGTGATAGGTAGGTAGCCATTCGCTTTTGAGTAAACAGACATAACCAGGCCAATAATGCCCTCAAGATAAGACGCGCCACCGCGTTTGCTGGCGTTTTCCAGCTTTCTAAGTACAAGGCCCAGTTCGTCAACGCTGTAAAATGCGGCTTGGTGGCGCAGAAGGTTGCGCATAAGCTCCTGTTCAGACTTGAACCCGCCGTGGACTGCCCCTTGTGTCGACGCTGCCCGCATAATCTTTAGGTAAGCTTGCTGCACTGCCTCCTTACCTGTGCCTGAGCCTGCCACACAGAACGCTATGATGTTAGCGCTCATGTCGTCAAGCTCATCTATGAAGCGCATTCCAGCGAGTCCTGAGACGGCGCACAGGGCAGCGGCAACGGCCAGGTTTTCACGAGGGTAAAGGCATTGGCTGTTTATCCATGCGGTAAGATCCCCGATGTATCCAGGTGGGCGCTTTAGGTCTATGCCGGTTGTATCCAGGTCGGCAGGCAATGGCTCGCCCTTGTACTCAAACGTCACATCTTCTGTATATCCGCCTTCTCTGGCGTGATGCAGTAACGTACCGTAACCAGCCGGGTTTAATGTTTTCCCGAAGCTGTGCCAATGGCGCGCCAAAGGCTCATGGCCAGGGTAGTCTTCGCCCGTTGCGCTCCACTCATCCCAAAGGTTTAAGCCTGCCCCGCCTGTGCAATGGTGGGTTGCCATGCCAATCTTTACCCATGTCTCATAGTTGGTATTTGGTGAAATAAACGTAAGCAACAAAGCAACCTGAGCCTGATCAACGTCGACTTCACCGCCGTCTGTTGTAACCCTGTGAAACTTTGGCTTACGTAGCAGCTCTATAAGATCATCAGGTGCCGGTTGCACATCTTGAGGAAAACCCTTAACCGTTTCATAGTCAGCGCCGCTTGCGTGGCTGGATCCTGCCCCCACAACGAATCCTGAAGATTTTAAGTCCACCCCTGGGTAGGCGTCTAAATTCTGAGACAAAGATACGCTTTCAGTCATCATAAAATAATGGTGTTGGCTTCCGCCGCCTGAGCCTGTATTGACTACAAATTTAGAATCCGCGCATCCCGGAATGTCTTCACACAACTTCTTGAACGAATCAACCCCTCCGTTTCGTGCGTCTACGTCAATCACCAAGAAGCCGGCGCACAGTACACCGAATCCAGTATCAAAGTGGCCAAGCTGGTCAAAGGTGTCTATCTGCTCGTCTGACCAGTGGGGTACGCTCTGCCAGTTACTAATCACAGGATGCTTAAAAAGCGCCTTGCAGTTTTTATCACCGCAATCGCAGGCTCCTTTAGTGACGCCGTTTAGCCCGAAGACTCGAAAGCCGCCTTCTATGTAGTCGTGAATTTCACTGATCATTTTCAGGCTCCGCCTTTAGCTTTCCACCGCTTTTTACCTCAAGTTCGTACTGGCGCGGCATGGGCGGAAACTTTCCCCACCGGTATATGACGTGCGGCCAAATGTCGATTGCAGTTGCCAGCCCTTTAATACCACCAAAATGTTGCTTAGCTTCGTCGGTCGTCATGATTTTTAATCCTAAGTGTTCGTATTCGGTGTTGACATAGTAACCGCAACGGCATAATCTAGCAACCGTCATAACGACAAACACCCAATGAGGCGAAACAAGATGAGCTATTTAGAGAAGGCAAAAAAAGCAGAACCGCAAGCGCCGGTTTTGACAATCGTAGGTTTCCCAGGCGTCGGCAAATCTACCATTGCCGCACTGTTTCCGGCTCCTATTTTCATTCAGGCAGAGAACGCTTCTACTGTTTTTGAGACATGGGCAGAGGATAAGCAGCCGCAGTTTTTCCCAGAAATTCCAGCGCCCAACCTTAAGCGTAAAATTCGACCTAGCGAGGTTATTATTGATCAGTTGCGGGAGCTAATCACCGCTGATCACTCTTTCAAAACCGTTGTGATTGACACAATAACATCCATGAACTCGCTGTTTGAGTCGGAAGTGGTTGAGTTTGACTCGCAAGGCGCTGACAACATTGGCGAAGCTGCAGGCGGTTTCCACAAAGGATTCTTGGTAGTTGCCGGAATGCACGTAAAGATTCGCCAGGCTTGTGAGCACCTACGCCGCAAGGGCATTGCCGTTGTTTTCTTGTCGCATACCGGCGTCGTCAAAATGAAGAACCGCCCAGAGGCAGGAGAGTACACCGCCTATAGCATGGACATGCCAGAAAAAGCCCGTCAGATATATATCAGCTCAAGTGACGCGGTTTTGTACCTTAAGGCCCGCGAGTTTGTTATGGGTCATGAGCAGAACAAAAGGGCCAAACCACAAAGTATGGGCGCGTTACCAACACTGGCGAGCGCGTTTTGATTACTAGTAGCGACGGCACTATCGGTTATGTTGACGCAAAAAACCGTTACAGCCTGCCCGAAGAGGTTGACGTAGAAAAAGAGCAAAACCCATTACTGGCTTTAATCCCGTTTTTTAATGGCGGCAAAACCGCACCCGCAATCAATGAGGAAGTTTAATTATGTCATTCTGGAATCTTAACGACGGATCATCAGTAGAAAACAACGGCGCGTTTGAAATGGGCGGCGGTGACATTGAGCCAATCCCAGGCAACACAGGAGGTATTGCAGCCATAGAGGAAGCTAAATGGGACGAATACAACGAAGACCGATTTATCAGCCTTAAATGGCGCGTAATGAAGCCGGACGAATTTGCCAAGCGCGTGATCTTTCAAAAGGTAAAAGTGTTCGGCACCAGCCGCGACAAAGACCCGCAAGCAACCGCAGACAAAGCCAAGCGAATGCTGGCCGCAGTTGATCAGAACGCTGGCGGTAAGCTTATGAAAGTACAAGGTGAGCCAAGCGACACAGATCTTATGACCGCACTGGTAGGCAAGGTTATGGCTATCAAGGTTCAGATCTGGGAGCTCGACAAAGACGACAACGGTCAAGTGATCCCGAAAGAAGACCGCAAGCGCGGCAACTGGATCAGCGCAGTTGCACCAGCAAAGGGTGCGGCGGCAAAGCTTAAGCCGGCAGCGCCAGCACCGAAGCCTGAGCCGGCGGCAGATGAGCCTGACGACTTTGAAGACAACGTCCCGTTTTGACAATAACAGGGGCGCAACGCGCCCCAATCCCTACCCAATGAGGAATAGCAAAATGGAACAGCGATCCGAAGAATGGTTTAAAGACCGCAAAGGAAAATTGACAGGCTCAAACATTGGCGCAGCTTTGGGCGTCAATCCATGGAAGACGCCAGAAGATTTAATTCGCCAGATGGTGCGCGAGTATCACGGCGTAGAATCTGAGTTTGCCGGAAACATAGCGACGGAATACGGAACATTACATGAGCCGCTTGCGACAATGGATTACATGTCTTTAAGCGGAAACATGGTTCAGGAGTGCGGGTTTTACGTTCACCCCGAACACGACTGGCTAGGCGCTAGCCCGGACGGGCTTATTGATGATTGCGGAGTTGTCGAGGTGAAATGCCCGTTCGGACAGCGCAATAAAAACCCGCCAGAATTTAAGACGTGCGCAGATCAGCCGCATTACTTTGCTCAGGTACAAATGGAAATGGCGTGTACGGGCCGCCAGTGGTGCGACTTTTACCAGTGGGCAAAACACGGCGATAGCCTTGAGCGTATTGATTATGACCCCAAATGGTTTAGTGACAACTTGCCCGTTTTACTGGAATTTTATGATCGTTACGTAATCGCACTGGAAAACCCTGAACACCTCGAAGACAAGCACAAAGAAATTAACACAGTCACGGCGCAAAGTTTGTTGGATGAATACGACCAATTAAGCGCAACAATTGACGATTCAACGGCACGGAAAAAAGAAGTGTTATCCGAGATCGTGAAGATCAGCAAGGAAAGAAACTCTTTAGTGTGCGGTAGAAAGCTCACGCTGGTTGAGCGTAAAGGCTCTATTGCTTATGCAAAGGTGGTTAAAGAGCACCTGAAAGACTTAGATTTAAAGCCGTACACCGGGAAGCCTAGCAAGTATTGGAGGTTGTCGTGAAAAAGCCATACAAACAGAGTGGAAAGGTTATAAATTCAGAAGCCGCCTAGAAGCGCGATGGGCGGTATATTTTGAAGCGGTTGGCTTGGAGTGGGAGTATGAGCCGGAAGGGTTTGTACTAAAAGACGGAAGCTGGTATCTGCCAGACTTTTATTTACCAACGATAGAGGCATGGGTAGAGATAAAGCCAAAAAATGGCAGTAGGGCTGATGTTTTTGAAAAGCTAAAGCTTATGATAGAAAGTGGAGTTTCAGGAAAACACAAAGCATGGGGTTTTTTTGGAGACCCTGTTGATCACCACTGGATGCTCCCAGTTTTTTCAACTAGAAAAGTAAGGGCAATTGGGTTGAGGAATGGGGGGGAGATGACCGCATTTTCAGTTGAAAAAATAGACGGAAGGCTAACAGAGTTAGCTAACGTTTTCATTGTCTACTTATGATTTTATTAAAAAAATGGTACACTTAGTTGAAGGTTCAAAACCACATGATTTGATTTCAGATTATAAGTTCAAAGTTATAGCGAGATCAGCAAGGTTTGAGCATGGCGATACTCCTGAATAGTGATAAACTAACCCAGCGCGGCTAGTCCGGCCAGATGAAAAGCAGCTAGTCACTGCCTGCCGCGCCCTTTTTAGACTTCCTTGGACTGAGGATTTGCAATGAAACTAAGACCCTATCAACAATCCGCCGTAGACGCTGCAACTCAGTGGATGAAAAAGTGCATCATGCCCGGTCTTTTAGAGTTAGCCACTGGCGCGGGCAAGTCATATATTTGCGCAGCCATAGCCGACTGGGTACACCAGACAAGCGGGAAACGCGTGCTTTGCCTACAACCATCTAGGGAACTTTGTGAACAGAACCACGAAAAATATTTGCTTACCGGCAATCAAGCCAGCATATTCAGCGCCGCAGCCGGCTCAAAATGTATGCGTTACCCCGTTGTTTATGCCACGCCTGGCACTGTAAAAAACAGCTTAAGCCGGTTTGGTGATCAGTTTGGCGCGGTGATATTAGACGAAGCACACACCAACACGCCTACCATTCGTTTTATTATTGAGCAGATGCGCAAAGCAAACAAAAATTTGCGCGTTATCGGAATGACTGGAACGCCATACCGTACAACAACCGGCTACATTTACCAGTATGAGCCGGACGGATCTTTTGTCCCAGAAGTAGAAGCCAAAGAGCCTTATTTTAATACCCTGCTTTACAGCATTCAAACACGAACTCTGTTGGATCAAGGTTTTTTGACGCCAGCACACGCAGATCCAGACCTTGCCGCAAGTTATGACGCTTCTGGGATGCAGTTAAATAGCCGAGGCCAGTTTGACGCCAGAGAAATAGAGCAAGTCTTCGAGGGGCGCGGGCGGTTGACCGCTGAAATAATAGCGGACGTTGTGCGCCATTCAACAGGCAGGAGCGGCGTTATGATCTTTGCCGCTACGGTTGCCCACGCTAAAGAGTGTATGGAGTCGTTGCCTCCTGAAAACAGCCGCATGATTGGCGGTGACGTGAACATGGGCAAGGCAGACCGGGAGCGCT